TCTAGGTTTATCTTTTCAGGATTTAATGTGGCGATGATATCTGTAATTTTTTTATATTCATCTTCGTTGATATCTTTGCTATCGTTAATCTCAATTGATAGAGCTTCTTTTGTAGGTAGAGCATTGAACTTTGTAATGAATTTATATATCTCTTTGAATAATAATTTTTCTAATCTATCAGAAAAATAATCTTCTTTGATGAAAGGCAAAACCTTTCTACTATATTCTTCATTATGTATTAAGTTTCTAAGCGCTGTTCGTTCAATTCGTTCCATCAAGTTCCTTTTTCTCCTTTAAATGATCATCTATTAATACAACTAATATATCACCTATGTGATCAATAAATT